TGCGCCCGCAGAATCAGAAGCAGAAGAACAGCCAGAGGCAGAGCAGTCTACAGAAGTAGACGACGCAGAAGCAGAAGGTGAAGCTGATGCTGAAGAAACTGGAAGCGAAGGAGTGGAAATCGATGTTGCTGGGGAAAAGTTTAAGCTCCCCTCGGCAATGGCTAATGAAGCAAAGCGTATCGAAACCAAGGTCAAAGAGATTGAGGCCGGTGCGACTAAACGCTTTCAAGAAGCCGCCGATTTACGCAAAACCGCAGAATCTCAAATAGCAGTAGCGCAACGCTTGCAAGAAATTGCAGTTAATCAAGCTGATTTAATTGCTGACTATAAAGCAGTTACTCGCAGGATTGAAAGCTTGTCTGCTGTTGATGTTAATGCACTGGCGGAATCCGATCCTGTTGCATTAACTAAAATAAATGCTGAATGGAATCAATTACAAGCTGTAAAAAACAGAATTGAAAATGATTACCAGGCGGCAGTAAACCAAGCAGAAACTTCGCGCTCTCAGCATAAAGCGCAACGTATGCAAGAGCTGAATCAATTTGCTGCTAAGAATATCAAAAACTGGTCTGATGACTACTCAAAACAGCTTTTAGCGTTTGCAGTTAATGACCTGGGATTTGATGCTAATTTGATAACTGAAAATGTGAGCGAGGCAATAATTAAAGCGCTTGATCTTGCTTACACCGGATATAAGGTTAGATCGTCAGATCCAAAAACAAAAATGGTTGTAAGCAGTAAGACGCTTAAACCAGGTGCAACAGCACAAGGAAAAACTAACGCCAAGGAAGTCGCACAGAAGGCCACGTCAGCGCTGAAAAAGTCTGGCAGGGTTGAAGATGCGGCAATGGCTCTTCTCGCTCGTTCGAGCGTTCGTAAACGATAAAGGAATTTAAAATGGCACAACTTACTGGAACTACAGATACATACGATTTGGTTGGTCTTGCTGAAGACGTCGAAGACGTGATCTTTGATATCAGCCCTACCGACACGCCTCTAATGTCGATGGCTAAACGCAAAAAAGCGACGGCAGTCAATCATCAATGGCAAACTGACGCGCTGGCTGCTGCCGCTGCTAACCGAGCAATCGAAGGCGACGACAGCACCTACGCTACCGCCTCCGCTACTACTTTGCTAAGTAACTATTGCCAGATCAGCAAGAAAACCGTAATGGTTTCTGGCACTGCTGATGCTGTTCGCAAATATGGCCGCAAGGAAGAATTTGCTTATCAGATCGCTAAACGCGGCAAAGAACTGAAGCGTGATATTGAAGTAGCACTTGTGCAAAACCAAGTTTCTAGCGCTGGTGGCTCTGGCACTGCTCGCAGCTCTGCTGGTATTGAAGTCATGATCGCTGGAAACCGTATCTTAGGCACTGGCAACACGACGGGCACGACTCCTGGCTACGCTGGTGGCGTTTGGGGTGCTGTTACTGATGGTACTGCCGCAACGATGCTTGAAACAGACCTTGTGAGCGCTCTTGAGGCCGCATGGACTGATGGCGGCGACCCATCAACAATCATGGTAAACAGCACGCTGAAAAAACGCATTAGCTCTTTTGCAGGCGCATCTAGCTATGCCGGTGTTACTGTAAACCAGCCGCGCAGCGCACAAGGCGTTGTCGTTGGTGGTGTTGATTTGTACATTAGCGATTTTGGTGAGCATAAAGTAGTTCTGAACCGATTTATGCGCGCTGGCACGCTGTTGGCAATCGATCCTGACTACGTCAGCATGGCATTCTTGCGACCAATCAAGTTTGAAGAACGTGCAAAAACTGGTGATGCAACACGCGGCGAACTCGTGACTGAGTTCACCTTTGTGCTTGAGAACCCGGATGCTTGCGCAAAAATCCAATCAGTTTCTTAATTGATATGGGGGAGGGGAAACCTTCCCCCTTTTTTGCTTATGATATTTACAGACGAATTAGATCCGCTTACTGGACTGCGAACCCGTGTAGCTTTTGAAGACGGGAAAATGCACGTCAATTATTCGCAAGATATAAGCGAAGCAGTTGATAGAAATACAAAGCTGCGAAACGCTGAAGGCTATGCAAAACAAGGGATAAAAGACAATTTCCAGCACGTTGCGCATATCCCCAATAGTGTTTGTTTGCAAATTAGAACTGAATCTGGTATAGATCCGTTTAAATGCAGTGCAAAAGAGCTTAAAGCTTACTTAGTAAAAAATAGAGATAAATACGGCTATCTGTTCACAACAGCGGGCCGCGTATGAGTATTTATAAAGAGCTACAAGAAAAGATCACTAGCGACCCCGACTATGTTGTTGCTGAGTGCATAAAGCTGCTAGACGCCAATCCAGACGATATAAGCGCTTTATTTATTCTTGGATATGTCTACACCACGGCAGAACGGTTTGGGCTTGCTATAGCGATATTTAGACGCGTTGTAGACCTAACGCCAAACAAACCGGATTCTTGGAATAACCTTGGCATTGCTTATCACGGTCTCAAGTCGCCTGTTGCGATGGAATGCTTCCAAAAAGCATGGCAAATTAAACCCAGTGGCACATACGCGGCCAACATTGCATCTTGCCATCTTGAGCAATGCGAATGGCCAGAGGCTCTGCGGTGGGCTAAGAAAGCTCTAGATTTTGATAACGGGATACACGGCGCACATGTGACGCACGGTATGGCTTCATTAGCTATGGGCGACTGGCGCAACGGATGGGCTGGGTTTAATCATTCGCTGGGCGGGAAGTTCAGGAAAGAACTACAGTTTCAAGAAGAGCAAAGATGGGACGGATCGCCAGACAAAACGCTCGTAATTTATGGGGAGCAAGGGCTAGGCGATGAGATTATGTATTCATCGTGCGTTGCTGATGCCGCAAAGATAAGCAAAAAGACAATTCTTGAATGCGATCCTCGTCTAGAAAAACTATTTAAGCGGTCCTTCCCTGGTGTTGATGTATACGGCACGCGCAGAGAGGCCGCGCCTTGGATTGATGATTACAAGATAGACGCAAGAGCCGCCATTGCTGCGCTTCCCGGATTTTTTAGAAATAGCGCTGAAGAGTTTCCCAAAAAGCCGTGGCTAATTGCTGACCCTGAGCGACGCTTGCAATGGCGTGCATTGTTTGATTCTTGGGGGAAAAAGCCAAAGATTGGAATTGCTTGGTCAGGCGGATCAAAACACAATCGACCCGATGCGCGGCACATGGGGCTAGAGGCATTTAGGCCGCTTATCGAATCTGTAGATGCTGACTATATCTCTCTACAATATAAAGACCCAATGGCAGAAATAGAAGCTAGCGGGTTGCCAGTTAAGCATTACAAGCGGGCATGCGAGACGACAGATTATGATGACACAGTAGCATTGGTTGCAGAATTAGATCTGGTTGTCTCTGTGCCAACGACTGTAATACATGTGGCTGGGGCCTTGGGTGTAAAAACGCATTGCTTGACGCCTGAGCTAGCAGACTGGAATTTTCACGGCGGGTTACCGTGGTACGGATGCGTAGAGTTAATTTGGAAAAAAAAGGAGAGCTGGTATGAGTTTGCAGAAAGATATGTTAAGAATTTTCATCGGGTATGACCCTAGGCAGCCTTTGGCTTATAACGTTCTCCAGCATTCAATTGTCAGACATGCAAGCGTGCCTGTTTCTATTACCCCGCTAATTCTGAAGCAATTGCCGATTAAGCGGAGAGGGCTAACAGAATTTACGTATAGTAGATTTCTTGTGCCTTATCTAAGTGATTTTGACGGTATTTCAGTGTTTATGGATGCTGATATGGTTGTTACTGATGACATCAAAAATTTGTTTGATTCTATAGATAATAGTTTTGCTTTATCTGTGATGCAAAATCAGCCAAAATTTGAATGGGCTAGCATGATGGTGTTTAACAATGCAGCATGCAAAGTGCTTACACCGGAATTCATTGATGATGAAAAAAATGTATTGTTTGATTTATCGTGGGCTGAGTCAATTGGCATGATTCCTGAAGAATGGAATCATTGCGTTGGATATCAAGAGCCCAAAGAGGCAAAAATGTATCATTACACACAGGGCCTGCCTTGCTTTTTTGAAACTTCAGGAAACGAAGAAGATGAGGCATGGCACAACGAATATAAGCTTATAAAATCAACAGTTAGCTGGGCTGAATTAATGGGAACATCTGTGCATGCAGAAGCTGTGTTGCGTAAGATGATTCGCAGATATGCTGATTAACTAATGTTAAATATTGGCCTTGATTTTGATGACACATACACATCAGCGCCTGATTTATTCGCTGGGTTTGTAAACATAGCTACAAAAATGGGCCATGTTGTTTTTATAACAACAGCAAGAGCTCATGTCAATATAGCTGACATAGAAAAAGCATTTCCAAATTTAGAAATAATTACAAGCAATGGAAAGCCAAAAAGACCGGCCGCCGAAGAATATGGCGTTACCATAGACATATGGATTGACGACATGCCGGAAATAATACCTGGAGAGCTCGATTGGAAATTGAGTAAATGCTAATTACGCAAGAATACAAAGAAGAACAAGAAAGACTGCATGCTACAGGAAATTATGGCAATGCTTCTTTGAAATACGGAGATATTGTCTCCAATCTTGTCGATGCAGTAAAAGCAAATTCATTGCTTGATTATGGTTGCGGATCTCAGAGAAACTTACTGAAAGTTCTAAAACCTGAGCGAGACATTTACTATTTGGGTTATGATCCGGCAGTTAAAGAATTTGATAAGAAAGAGCCTTGCGATTTAGTCGTTTGCATTGATGTTTTAGAACACATAGAGCCCGATTTGTTGGATAATGTGCTCGATGATTTGATGATGCTTACTAAAGAATTTGCGTTTTTAACAGTGCATACAAAACAAGCTGCCAAGATATTATCTGATGGGAGAAATGCACATTTAATACAAAAGCCTGCTAGCTGGTGGCTTCCTTTGCTTATGACGCGCTGGGAATTGCAAGCATTCAACAAAACGGCAGAAGGCTTTAATGTGCTGATGAAAATATGATTACAGACTACGCGACACTACAAACTGAAATAGCTGCTTTTGCGTATCGTGACGATTTGACAGACAAGATACCAACGTTTATACAGCTTTGCGAAGCAGATATGCAGGTGCGGTGCAAGTTGGTAGACCTAGAAAGCAATGCGTCAATTACTATGACTGATGGCGTAGGTGCGCTACCTACAGGGTACACGGGCGCTAGATCAGTGTGGTATGACGGCGACCAAGTGCGCGAATTGAAATACGTCACCCCTAATCAATTGACGGCTTACGATGCTTTAGCCGGTCTGCCTACTTATTACACAATCATTGGTACAGATATTCACGTAATACCTAGTGCCACGGGTACGGTAAAGATGACATATAAGGCGCGATTTACTGCTTTGTCAGCAACGAATACTACAAACGCTATCTTACTCAAATATCCTGATGCCTATCTGTACGGGTCGCTTGTGCAGCTTGCAATGTATACGAAAGACGCAGACACAATGACTACTAGCAATGCTGCTTATGAGGCTGCTATCAAGCGCATCAAGTCTGACGATACAGAGCGCAGGGCAGGCGGGGCTACGTTGCAGGTGAGGCCGCGATGACGCCTTTGCTTGGGTTTGCTCCTGACGCTGACAGCTCCACGCCCGGCGTAATCACAGACTGCACAAACCTCATCCCCTCGCTTATCGGGATGAGAGGCGCTCCGTCTGCTATTACTCCTCCAGACACGCCCGCATTGGCTGCCTCATGCTTGGGGGCGGCAGTGCTTGAGGATTTGAGCGGTGACAGGCGTGTATTTGCCGGCACTGCTAAAAAACTCTATGAGCTTACGGGCGGCGCATGGGATGATGTAAGCAGAGCAACGACAACATACACGGGCTCAGACTCTACACAATGGGCGTTCGCGCAATTTGGCGATGCCGCTTTGGCCGCAAATAGAGCAGACGTTATTCAGCGAGCAACAACAGGCGATTTTGCTGATATTTCTGGCGCTCCAAAAGCTGAGATTATCTTTACAGTTGGATCGTTTGTGATGGCTTTGAACGTCAACGATGGCGCAGAGAAAACAGACGGCTGGCATTGCTGTGCAACGTTTGACGAGACGGACTGGACAGAAAGCATTGATACACAGTGCGCCTCTGGTAGGCTGGTAGCTACGCCAGGAGATATCACTGCCGGTGCTCGACTGGGGGAGTATGCTATTGCGTACAAGAAAAAATCCATGTACTTGGGCCAATATGTGGGTGCTCCTGCGGTTTGGTCTTGGTCTTTAGTTCCAGGCGGAGAATCCGGGTGTGTGGGCAAATTTGCTTTGTGTGATATCGGTGGGGCACACTTCTATGTCGGGCCTGATAACTTTTGGCTATTCGATGGATCTAGGCCAGTTCCCATTGGCGACGGGGTGTTAAGAGAGTGGTTTTTTGCAAACTCTAACCCGCTTTCACTAAACAAAACAATCTGTTCTTTTGATAAAAAGAATAACCTAGTGTGGGTTTTTTATGCTGCAAGTAACTCGACAAGCCTAGACTCTACGCTTGTTTATCATGTGCAGAAGAAAAAATGGGGCAGGGCAAATAAGTCTGTTCAATACGCCTTTAATTATGTAAGCCCAGGCATGACTTACAACGGTTTAGCGGCACAATATTCTACTTTTGACGATTTGCCAGCTGCTCCCTATAACTCGCCGATGTGGATTGATGGCGATGCTGCTTTTGCAATATTTAATACATCGAATCAGCTTCAGGTTTTAACCGGCGCAAATGCTACAGCAACAATTACAACGGGCGAGGCTGGGGACGATGAGCAAATTAGCTTATTGCAGCGAGTGTGGCTTAGATTTAATACTTACCCATCTTCAGGTACTGTGCAAACTTTTTATTCTGCGGTTAAAGGCTCTGGTTATGTTCCAGGGCCAAGCGGCACGTTAAATAACGGCAAATTTGATTTGATGAAGTCTGCTAAATGGCACAAAGCAACATTTACGCTAAACAGTGATTTTGAAATCATTGCTGTTGAGCCCACAATTAAGATTTTGGGGCGGAGATGAAATTAAACGAAACTCCACGATTAGCAGTTAATGACCCATTAATGCAGCGCGAATTTAGAGAGCACGCAACACAAGTAAACCTATTGGCGGCAGGAAGAATTAGCGCCGTCGATAATGCACGAACAGCGGCACCTACTACTGGAGATTGGAAGCAAGGGGATTTTGTCAGAAACAGTGCCCCAGCGGATATAACAGTTTCAGGGGCTCATTATGCTATTTTAGGCTGGGTATGTGTTGCTTCTGGCACGCCTGGAACCTGGAAAGCGTGTCATGCTTATTTGGGATATTAATAAGTAATGCAATTAATATCTATCCCGGCTACACATATTGATTACGCATGGAATGATGGCGCTTCTTGTCTTGCTGAAGCTTGCAACGTATCAGGCGGAGAAATTACGGCAGATCAATTGAAAATGCTTCTTTCTCGCGGAGAAAGATCATTGCTAAAAATGTGGGATGGTGAGAGAATAAGAGGGTGGTGTGTTGTTAGAATAGAGCAAAATCCTAATGTGCGTGTTTTGTTTATAACAAACTTGGTTGCGCATAATAGTAATTTTAAAGATTTTTTTGTAGAGTTAAAAGAGTTAGCTAAGAATCTAGGATGCTCAAGTATTCGCTGCGCGGCTGGCGAATCACAGGAGAGACTTTATAGAATAGCTTGTAAGTTCCAAAAGTTATATTCAATTCTAGAGGTGAAACTATGGGCGGAGGCGGCGGAGGCGGCACCACAACATCTAACATAATCGACCAGCGATTTAGCCCGCTAATTGATTATGCTACGCAAGCGGCAGCAAATATTAATGCTACCGGGTATGTCCCATATCAGGGGCAACGTTTTGCAGATTTATCACAAAATCAACAAGCCGGCATCAATATGATCGCTAACCGTGCGACTGGTGGAGATCCCACTATGCGCATGGCTACGCAAACGCTACAGGATACGCTACAGGGTGGAAATACGAACCCCTACTTAGACGCGCTTGTAAAAAAATCTCAGCAGTCAGTTATTCAAAATATGAATCAACAAGCGGCCCGCTCTGGATCGTTTGGAAATTCTGGCATTGCTGAAGCTGGTGCTAGGCAAATGGGTGATATTGCTTCGCAAATGTATGGACAAGCATATAACACTGACAGGGCGGCACAGCAAGCGGCACTAAGTCTTGCTCCGACTTATGGAAACCAGGCTTATGCTGATGCAGCGCAGTTGATGAAAGTCGGGCAAACTCAGCAAGACCAAGCACAACAAGCGCGTGATTTTGCTTATCAACAGTTCCAAGATCAGCAAAATGACCCTTACAAAAAGATGGCCGCATACTCTGGTTTGCTTGGTGCATCTGGATCAACTGCGCAAACTCAAACTACACAAGATAGCGGAGGAAAATAAACATGTTTATGCCATTATTGCTTGGCGGCGGCTTGCTTGGGGCGCTGACTAACAAACGGAATCCATTAGAAGGCGCGTTGCTGGGTGGCGCTTTGGGCGCTGCCACTGGCGGGATGGGCGGCCTATTGGGCAATGCGTCAACAGCGGCGGCTACTGGCGGCATGGGCCTTACTGCTGGCTCTGCGCCTGGGCTTGCCGCAATGGGTGGCGGCACTGGTCTAACTATGGGCGCGACAGCTCCAGGATTATCGGCGATGGGTGGCGGCACTGGGCTTACTGCTGGGGCCAATGCTTTGGCCTCCGCGCCTGCTGCAACGTCTGGCGGTTTGCTTGGCAACCTAACCGATTTAAACAGCGTTAATAAGATAGTTAGTCTGGCGCAGGCAATGACACCTGAGCAGCAACAATTGCAAGCTGTAGCGCCTCCGCAAATGTCTCCTATGGGTTCGCAGTCTTTAATACAACTCTACGAACAAAGCAAAAACAATCCTGCCGCTCAATCAATTGCTCAACGTGAGCAAGAGCGTATGCAGCGCAAATCTACGATGTGGGGTTAATTATGAGTAACAGCATGGGCGGATTGCTCGACTTTATCAAAACCCCTGAAGGTATGGGGCTTATTTCTGCTGTTGCCGGCGGATTGTCTGGGGCTAAACGTGGGACGCCTTTTAACAACATTGGGCGCGGTTTATTGGCTGGTATGAGTGGCTATGGATCTGGCCTTGAAATGCAAAAAGCTGCTCAAGAGCAAGCAAGGCAACAAGCAGAGCGCGAGGCTATGCAAAACGCATATAAAGCACTACTAGGGCAGCCAGATGTTTTGCAGCCAGCTATGCAACAACCCGCTACAGCACAGCCAATTAATTATTCGGTTGCTCAGCCTCAAGCTAGCACGCCAATGCCCCGAAATACAGCAGCAATGCCGACTCCTCAAGTGGCACAAAATCCTTATTTAAAAATGGCTGCTGATGGCATTCCTTTGGACAAAATAAAATTAATTTATGAAACGGCAAATATAGGCAGGCCAAAAATAAAAAATATAGAAACAATTTCTATTAACGGGCAGCCCACAAAAGTAGGTATTGATGAGTATGGAACGCAAGTAGCTCAAATCGGCACCGAATGGAGGCCGCTGCAAGTTCAAGATTTTGGCGGGTACCTTGGCGGGATTGATGTAACTAACCCTAATGCTCCGGTTAAAAATTACGGGCAAAAAACATTACCGCCGGGTGAAGCGCAGAGACTAGCAATTGAACAGCAACGCTTACAGCTTGCCAAACAAGCTCAGGCTTTTGACCAGGGATTAACTCCAGACCAAGGGATGCCAATGGCTGGCGGTATGAGCGTAAATCCTCCGCAAATTAGCGGCGGTGCTGCTTTGCCAGGAGGCCCATTGCCTGCCGGGATGCTGGGCGGCGGCCAGCCTCAAGCAATTAATGCGCAGCAAGTGCCGAATCAAGTTTTATTATCGAAACGCCTTGGAAAGCCTCCAGCCGGTTTTAGATGGACTGTTGATGGGAATCTTGAGCCAGTGCCGGGGGGGCCGGGAGATCAAAAAGCGCAAGCAGTAGATTCAGGGCGAGAAAATGTTTCTAAGATTGTGGCTGAATTAAGGAATTCATACGATGTTTTAGATAAAAATAACGCCATTCCAAGCGTGAACAATCGGGCGTTGACAAGTCTAGGTGCTTGGTCTAGCGCATCTCCTGTTGGGCAAAAAATTGGTGGCATGTTTGGCACGCAATCACAAAAAGAGCGAGATTCTATTGCGCAGGCGCGACCATTACTTATGCAAGCAATTATGAAAGCTACGGGCATGAGCTCAAAGCAAATGGATTCAAATGCAGAGCTAAAGATGTATCTTGCAACCGCAACAGACCCAACATTAAGCTTAGAAGCAAATAAGGCCGCTCTTGATAGGTTAGAAAGCATGTTTGGTTTGTCTGGCGCTATGCCACAACAAACACAGAATAGAAGCATGCAGCAAATGCAACCACGTCAACAGGCCACATCTATGCCCATGAAGGGCCAAGTTGTAGACGGCTACAAGTTCAACGGCGGTAACCCCGCAGATCCAAAAAATTGGAGTAAACAATAATGGCCGCACCTTGGGAAAAATACGCGCAACCAGCTCAAGATGTGCAACCCACAGAAACGGCCGGGCCTTGGGCTAAATATGCCGCTGTGCAAGCACCTCAGAGCCAGAATGCTGCGCCTGTTATGCCTGCAACACAGGAAACTAAACGAAGTGGAGTTTTCGACTACGTTAAAACCCAATTAGCCGGATTGGGTGGCGGTATTGGCTCTGGTTTCGGAGGCGTAGCTTTAAATATTCAGGATTATTTGGGCGCTGGTTTGCAACAATTAGGGGCCGAAAAGTTGGGCGGCATGTTGACACGCGACGCATTAAAAGGGCAAAATAAACTTGCTTATGAATTAATGCCGTATCAAATTAAGGCCCCAATTGCCACAGGAACTGGCAAAATTACTGGTCAAATTGCGGCCACTTGGCCTGTGGGCGGATTATTTGGCAAGGCGGCAGAAGCAATCCCAGCCGTTAGATCAAGTGAAATTGCTCAACCTTTAATTTCAGCTATTAAAACCTCTGGGATGTCTTCTGGCGGAGTTGGGGGCGCTTTAGGGCTTGGCTCTAGAGTTGCTGGCGGCACTGTTACAGGCGGCATATCCTCTGGTTTAATAAATTCAGAAGATATTGGATTGGGCGGGTTAATTGGGGGTGCTTTGCCATTAGTTGGTAGAGCATCAAGCTCTATCGGAAATGCACTCGGCGAAAAATATGCAAAAAATGCCGCTGATAAACTTATTCAATACCAACAACAGGCACCGCTTAGAGATTTGGTAAAAGAAGCTTCAAGCGTTGGCTATGTAATACCGCCAAATTTAGTTAATCCTTCTGCAAAAAATTCTATTCTTGAATCGTTTTCTGGGAAGATGGCAACATCACAGCTTGCATCAGTTAAAAACCAGGCGGTAAGTGAGAACCTGGCACGGAAAGCGCTTGGGTTGCCAGAAAATGCAATTTTGAAAAAGTCTACACTTGAAAATTTAAGAAAAGAAGCGGGCAAGGCATATCAAGATGTTTCAAAGCTATCGCCTCAAGCTGAAATTGATTTAGAGGCTCTTAAAAAAGCAAGAAATGAGGCTAATGGGTGGTTTGCAGCTTACAATAGATCTGCCAGCCCGGATGATTTGGCAAAAGCTAAAGACTTTAGAGACTTAAGCAATGTTTTAGAATTAAATTTAGAAAGTCATGCCAAAAATGCAGGCAAAGAAAATCTTATTCCCGCGCTTAGGGAAGCTAGGCAAAAAATAGCTAAAACATACACGGTAGAACGCGCATTAAATGACGCTACTGGATTAAACCCCTCGGTTATTGGTAGACTTTATGATAAAGGAACCCCTTTAACCGGAGAGTTGAAAAGTTTAGGGCAATTTGCTAGCGCATTTCCCTCTATAAATAAAGCAACCCAACAAATGGGAAGTCCTGGAGCGCATAACTTGCGTTCTATGGCTTCACTGGGTAGCGCAATCCTCGGAATGTCTACTATGGGCCCCGCTGGTGTTGCTGCTGCCGCGGTTCCTTTTGTTTTGCCTCCTGCTGCTCGCTTGGCGATGTATAGCAAGGGCGCTCAAAATGCACTTTGGAATCAAGCAGCCCCTAGCGGGCAATCGGCACTTGCAAACTTAGTAAAAAATAGAAATGCACCAGAACTATTATATAAGTCTGCGCCAATTATTTATGCCGATTGATAGCATTTATAAAACCAAAAATAAAACCTAAAATAGCTATTACGACTAGCTTTAAAATCAAAAAATCGGTGAATTCCAATTCATTACTCCCCAGGATAAAATAGCATTATGGCAGTTCCTTCAGCAATCACAGATCTATCAACAACGCCAGCAAGCAATTCGCCCGCTGGAACTGAGTCAGTCAGCACGATGGATGATTATTTGCGGACGCTTTCCGCATTTATTCGCCAGAATTATGATTCTATAACAACGGCATCTGCAAACATTGTGCCGCGTGCTGCTGCTGGTGGCACTGTAGACGCTATTACAGCAACCTATAGCCCCGCTGTCACGCTATCGAATGGAACTGTAGTGTTACTAGAGGCGGCAGGTGCAAATACGTCCACAACTCCTACGTTCGCCCCGAATAGTCTTACGGCAAAGACTATTGTAAAAGGTAGTAATACAGCATTGGCGGCTGGAGATATTCCGGGGGCTAATGCTTGGGCATTGTTGATGTATGACTCAAGTTTAGATAAATGGGTTTTGCTTAACCCCGCAATTAATATTTGCTCAGATGCAGAAGCAATTGCTGGAACTATTAACACGAAATTAATTACACCTTTGCGCTTGCGGGATGCTTTAAATTCGTCTGGGAGTGCTCCAATTTATGCGTGCAGGGCATGGGTAAATTTTAACGGATCTGGAACCATAGCCATACTTGGCAGCGGCAACGTCACAAGCATTACGGATAATGGTGCAGGCGATTACACAGTAAATTTTACTGAGCCATTGATTGATGCTAATTATGCCGTTAGCTGCGCTACTGTAAATAGATTGGATGATACAAACGTTTCAATCGGTTTGCACCCATCCTACTCTAAAACCTCTTCTGCTGTTAGAGTTTTGCATAAAATTGGCAGCACTGGCGGGCAAACAGATTCTGGCGATGTTTCGGTATCAGTTATTAGGTAAAAACTATGAAAAATAAACGAATAATTTATGCGTTAGATGATGGCAGTGTTGCTGTAATCATACCTGCTAACGATTGCGGCTTGACAATTGAAGAAATAGCAAAAAAAGATGTCCCGGCTGGAAAGAAATTTAAAATAGTTGACGCAGAAGATATACCAGCAGATCGAACGTTTCGCGACGCATGGGAGTTTATAGAATGATTAGTTTCAACATCGAAAAAGCCAAAATCATTGCGCACAATATTCGCCGGGCAAACCGTGAAAAAGAATTTGAGCCTTTAGATTATTTAATTGCAAAACAATTGCCCAATGTAGAATTTGAGCAAATAGAAGCTAAACGGCAAGAAATTCGCAACAAATATGAGGTTATTCAAAATAAAATAGACTCATCTAAAAATTTGGATGATCTAAATGCTGCAATTAGTTGATAAAAATTGATAAAGCAAGAGAAAGAATGCCCAGGCTGTTTAACAGCTGCAGAAAAAGAGCGTGTGCTTGGGCTTACTCATGCCGTTGAACAATTACTACCAAAATTAACTGACCTCATAGAATCTAATGATTCTGCAAAAGCTAAAGAAAAAGCTTTAAAAGATCTAAAGACAAGCATTACAGACGCCTTGAAAACTGGCGTATTTGTCATTACTGGAATATCAACAGTTATCGGTATACTGTTGGCTATATTTGGGTTCCTTTTTAAAGCATTTAAAAACGGGGTGATATGAAGCTGAAAAATTTGCTTCTTTTTTTTAGGCGGTTTGATGTATTGGGTTGGGCTGTTATTTTTTTGGCTAGCCTTTGCTTTTTAGTTTTTGTTTTAACTGCTGCGTATTTTGAGATTACAGCGAATAGATCGCCGCCCATTAAAGTTTTTGACGTTCAAACAAGAAACAGAAATAAAATAAAAGTAGGAAGTGAAGAGTTTTTGCAGATTCCTATGCAATGGGACTACTCTAGAAATTGCTCTGCATACATCCCTATTTCAATTCGCGGTGAGAATGGGGAAATTTACCAAAGCCCCCCGCCTATTTATTACTCTAAAAAAGCTGTGCAAAGGTTTACTGACTTGAACCCTTCAAGCTTTGAATTTTTTGTATCTTTGCCAACAATTGCCCGCCCCGGCCGCGCCTATGTTGTCAGCGATCCGGTTTACAAATGCGATGACAACAAAAGCTTTATCAACAATGAAATAACTTTTAGCTACGTTTCTGAGATTGAGATTGTTAAATGACTGATTTTGATAAATATTTTGATCGTCTTATCGCTAATGAGGGCGGCTATGTTAACCACCCAACAGACCCAGGCGGAGAAACAAATTTTGGAATTAGTAAGCGCAGCTATCCCAATTTAGACATTAAGAATCTTACTAGAGAGCAAGCGAAAGCAATCTACTTGCGCGACTTCTGGAAAGCTGGTAAATTGGATCAATTGCCATCTTCGCTAGCTTTTCAAGTGTTTGATGCGGCTGTCAATCATGGGGCATCTACTGCTGCAAAATTTTTGCAAAGGGCGGCTGGCGTTGTAGATGACGGAAATATTGGTTCTGCTACGCTTGCAGCGGTCAATAGTAAAAGTGTGCCAGATCTTTTGATGCTTTTTATTGCAGAACGTCTAGATTTTTGGCGTAAACTACCAACATGGCAGGCATTTGGTAAGGGTTGGGCAGGCAGAGCGGTGGAAAATTTAAGATACGCAGCGGAGGATTCTTAATAATGTTTGAATTAGTAGAAAACTGGCGGCAGCTTTGGAAAGCAAATAGTGTGCAATTTATGCTTGCTGCATTGTTTGCCCCTGAATTTTTGGAATTCTTGGCCTCAAATTTGAGCATCTTTCCTTGGGGCGCGGAGCACAAAGAAACGATCAGAGTAGCATTGATCGCTGTTGCAATGATCCTTAGATATCGCAAGCAGCCCACAATTAGCAAATAATGCCATTTCTTATTGCGCCTTTTTATAGATATTTAATCATAGCTGGCGTTGCACTTTCGTCTATGATGTGGGCATATAGAAAAGGCGTAGAGCATGAGCAGCATAGAAATGCTGTGCTTATTGTGCAGCAGCAAGAAGTAGCAGCAGAGCAAACAAAGAAGCTACAACAAGCAAAAGATGAAGCTATTAACAATGCAACAAAAAGGGCAAAACAAAATGAAATTGCTGCTAGTACTGCTCGCACTGAGTCTGAGCGCTTGCGCATCCAGATTGCCAGCATCAAGCGCGACGTGCCCAACATTACCCGCGATGCCGTCGATGGCTACGCTGCCACCCTCTCAGACGTATTCGGAGAATGCAGCGCAGAATATCAAGCGCTGGCAGAAGCAGTTGGAAGAATTGCAAGCGACCGTCAAACCTTAATCGATGCGTGGCCAAATTGATTTTGTTGAACTACTAGGAATTCCCGAATAGTTCAACATGTCATTTATCCACGATTTGTTGATTTTTTCAAAATATTTTCTGCAATCTTTATAGATTGTTCCCCATGTTTTTTGCACGCTTCTAAAAGATTTTTTGCAAAATATGCGGCCTCTGTTGGCGTCATGCTTTCAATTAAGATTCTTTCTGCTCCAAATTTTCCAACTCCGTCAAATTTAATATTTATTCCAGCGAAAAGAACTTCAACCTTAGGCGGTACAACGCGTTCTATTTTGTGGGCTTCATTTCCGATATATATTTTCATTAAATTTCAATAAAAGATGGGTGGCCGGTGCTGATCCCCGGCATACAGAAACGGCCTCTTACATCGCCGTTTTTCGCTCCTAGAAAGCTATCTATTGCGTCATGTTGTTAGACGCTTCGTATCAGCCTACGCATTCACCCAAAAACAGTTTAATAATCAGTTCAATTCTGCCATTTCAATTTCAACAACAGATCTTTCTGCCGTGCAATACGGGCAATTGACATGCTCCATTAAATTAATCTTTCTTCTTTTCTGCACGCCTGCGAAGCTCTGCAATTTCATCGTCCCACTTAATACGATTTGCGTAAGACCAGCGCTCTAGCTTTTCAGCTATGAAAGCATCATTGCTGCCAAACAGCTTTTTCGACATAGCCATCTTCGCGACGACTTCAATGTCTGCCGCGTGATCGTTAGATTCTTTGTAGCCAGCGAGAATTCCTTTTGTTGAGGCATTCATCACTTGCTCAATAAATGCAGGATCTTTGCAGCAGCGAGAAAAAATCTCTTTAAGCAGTTTTTCTTTTTCCTCAAACGCTTTGCGTTCTTCTTCGATGCTCATTGCGCGCCCCCTAGTAAACGTTTGACTGCTTGCTTAACCGCGCGAATTTGTTGCTGCGGCGGCTTGCGAGTTGTAGGCGTAGGGGGTGGAGCGGCTGGCGCAGGGCTAGCTAATGGCGCAAGCGGCAGCGGTGGCAATACGATAACTTGGGTTTTAGATGCTTTCATTCTTGATCTCCTGTGGCTTTTGCGATGGCTGCGTTTACGACTGCAAACTCACCAGTAAAATTTGCAATCTCTCTCATAACCGAGTTTCCAATCTTTCAATTTCAGCTTGTAGTTCTGCGACTGCTTTGCGTGCCTCATCAAGCGCAGCATCGATCGTTGCCCCAGGCGCTAAACAAGCCTCTATCGCTTCGTTTTCGTCGCCGGGGCCATAGTCTCCGCTGTCTACCCACTCAATTGACTGAAGCGCAACAATTACCTTATTCAGCAAAGTTCGAAAAGCTTTGCGTTGCGGTGTGTCTGTACTAAATCGCGCGTCTGTTTCTAGTCGTCGATACACATAGTCCATGCTTCCTCCGCTCATTTCTTCCCCCTAACTTTATTAAGATCTAACATGTCAATAACTTTCGGATTTACTAGCAATGCTGGTTTGACTTTTAGCATTTCAGCAGCTTGTTTTGCCCGCGAAATTGGAAGCCAGCCGCGCTTCAGACTTAGAGAAATAAATTGTTGTGTACAACCAAAAATTTTAGCGACCTGAAGCTGCCCGCCACATTTTTCAATTAGCTGTGCAATTAGCCTCTGCCCTTCTGTTTTTTCTGTTTGTTGATCCATTTTTTTAGTTATTGTTAACGTAAGACTACTATAGCACATGGCACGCTTTATTGGTTGTGTACGTTGCCAATTTCTAACAAATAAAAAATTGTGTAATGCCAGATAAAATGATAAAATTTTGCGCTATCAAGGATATCCAGTAAGATTACTTTTCGCCTTTCTCTGCATCAATTTCTGTGCAGATTCGAAGAAGCTCTTGCTTTTGTGCTGCCCTAGCGGCGTTGTAAGCATCCCTAGCGGCTGCGTAAGCCGCGTCATAAGCGGCGTAAGAAGAGGAGTGAGCGGCTGCGTAAGCGGCGTAAGCGGCGTCATGAGCGGAGGCGTAAGCTCCGGCGAAATCGGGCCTAGAGGCTTTGTAAGCAGCCCTAGCGGCTGCGTAAGCCGCGTCATAAGCGGCACCCAGCTCATCCGCTGTCGCTTCTCCGTTTGCAAATAGTTCAGCGATATCTAAAGCAGCGATGCTCCTTTTGTCCTTCATCAGATGCTGTACTTGACGCGCACACCAAACCGCGAAGATGCGAATCTCTTTATCGTGGCCGTCTACAGCGCGAAGACACCAAAGAGAATCGTCTAATCCGTTGCTATCAATGATCGTTGCTATGCTTAATGGCTCATCGTCTGCTTGAGTTTTGCCCAAATGCTTAAGCAGCTTTTCCCATCCACCGTCGCACGACACGTATTCTAGTATCTTGTTAAGCGTCGTGTACATCTCAATGGCCCTCCACAATTCCACGGGAAATGGCTATCGGCGTTTTATGTGCTTCTCGCTGTTGCTTGCGCGACGGCTCTCGGGTGGTGGGCGTAGGTGGGGGAGGCGCTGCGGGTGCGGGCATGGGCGGTAGGGGTAAGTAGATAAGTTGGGTTTTAGATGCTTTCATTTCTGTTCTCCTAATGCTTGCTCGATGTCTAATTTCGATAATAGGTATTTGTGTTTTGCTCCAATTGCGTAAAAACGCACGGGGCAATGCTTATCGGCCCACGCGCTGAGATATTCTTCTAGTTCCGCAATGGCTGCGGGTGTGGCGTCTGGGAAGTCTTCGGCATCCCTCCCACATTCGTCATGCGCTCTGTTAAGCATCCCGTCCAGCACATCGTCAGCACTCACAAAATCAGACGCAAAAGGGACATAAACCTCCGCAACGTAGACGTGCTCCCTACCCTCTAAATTTTGTTTGTTGTCTAGTATTAAGTCTCCCAGCGTTTCATATTTAAAATTTAAGCCGTCAACCGACCATCTTTTTTCGTATTTTTTCATTTCTGCTCTCCTTTATTTAACATGAGGCCATCATTCTGTTAACAAAATCGTAATCCTTTGACGTGTCAACTTTGGGCTTAACCGAGGCCGCAGGCTTAGGCGCTGGTGGCGGGTTAACTTTGCTAGCAATAAGTTCGCGCCCGACGGCAGCCACGCCACCAGCTAGCGCACCAATACCCATGCGCGGCACTAGCGCCCGCATTGCGTTTGCCTTTAGCTGCTGCGGCCAGTGTGACATTTCTCCCAGTGGGGCGGATAGCTGACCAGCGCCAAGTAACTGCGAAAACCCACTAACACAGTTTGCAGGGTGGCTCACAATAGACGCAAGTACTCCCCCGGCAGATCCTGCTACCGCTGCTGCGGTGTACTGCGCTCCGTCACGTGTATCTGCTGGGATGCTCGCATGATCCTCTAGCGATTTGCGCACGGCTCTATCAGCCACAAGCGATGCTGCTGTGTAAATTGCCTCAGATTTTACCATTGGGCCATATCCCGCAAATGCAGAGCTAGGAGCCCCGTGCCGCAGTGTTGTATGCTTACCGTGACTAGTGACTTGTCCAATTGGAACGCCAACAAAACTAGCCAAAGGAGCGCCCACAAAAACGCTAGCGACTGCTCCAAAGTCCCTACCAAAGTACGCGTCAGCGACAGTTGAGACGCCGAAGTAAGGTAGCCGAAAACCGAGCCGGCTGACAGCATCGAGCGCTGCTCCAGTAGCAGACGGGTTTGACAGCCTTTCCCACCGAGCTGCTGACATTGCTGGTCGCATGTCTCTAACAAGCAATCGGCGTCTGGCACTGTGCAGCACATTAAGCGGGTAAGCTAAGAGCGCGGTGTCAGCTAGCGCAGCGGCCACGCTCATTTCTGTTTTTGAGTAACTTGTCATTTTTTTGTTCCTTGTGTTTTTTTCTTTGGCGCGTTTGGTAGTTGCATCCAATGTGTTGGCTTGCTAAAAATGCCGTAGTATCCTCCGTCAAACCAAGCAAATTGCCATCTTTTATAACGCCCTTTCACGCCGTTCAAGTAGTCTGTATATTGAGCGACTGCAATTTGTCTTTCTCCTTGAAAGTCATCGTCTGGGCCCTGTCCATAAACTAGTATCCATGTCCCATCTTTTGGAGCTGTTTTTATCGGCTTCCAATCACCAAAAATTTGCTCTTCTGTCATTTTTTTATCATCCTTAATTCTTTATAAGATTTTCTGTAAGTAGCAGAAGCCCCGTTAAAACTGACAGCCGGATCTTGCTCTTTACTTTCTCTGTATCTCTCTGAAACTTTTGCCGAAACCCTGCTGTGGCTTGCTTGCGTTTCTAAAATTTTGCCAATTTTTGATGGGCCGGTAATATCGAATGCACTCATTTTTTCCTTTCTAACAACCATTCCACCTATTCCAGCGGAATGGTTGTATTAACAGTTATTGATAGCTAGCTGCTTGAGCCTCCATTGCTTTCCCAGTCTTAACTAAAAAAGCACGCGCAGCAGCCGCCCACGCTTGCCGTGTAAGCGGGGTTGCGTTGCTCCAGATTGGGACAAAATCTTCAATCTCGCTGTGTGCTATTACAAAATCTCTATAAACACAATACATAATCCGGCCTAGTTCGTTTGCGCTCATATTAAAAAATAGTTAATCTGTGGTTGATAATCAATTCAGCGCCAGGGATGCTAGCCCCGGCCTCCAAATCAGCTTTTAAAGATTTTTTGTCAGCTTGCACTAACAAAGTTTCTTTTACATACTGCTGCGGCAATAAAGATTCATCTGTTATTTTTACTGACTTATCTCTATTTAAAGCAAGGCTGCAAGTAAAGCTGCTGTCCTCTGCGTCTACTTTTTTGCAATTTGCTGCCTGCATATTGTCAATTAAATATTGCTTTAACCAAGAAATGCGCTTTTCAAGCATTTTTGCTTTTAAACTCATTTCTTTTGATCTTTCAAAAAGCAGCCCCGCCTTTTTTTCTGCTTCAAGAATGTAAGCAGAAATAGACCTGACCTTTTCTTGAAATGAAATAGCAGCTTTTTCTAAGCCCTCTGGTATTTCGCCTGTTTCCGTGTCTACTTGATCTAGCAATTCCGCTAGATCGTTCGCAGCTTGATATAGAGTTACTTTCATATCGATCAAAACGGAATATCGTCTAAGCTGTCGTTCTGCATAGCCGGAGGCGCGGCAGGCCTAGCTATTTGCCGCGCTTTAACGGGCTCTGCTGATTTTGTAGCTCCAGTCATTGGACTAAACGAAAGTTGAAAATATTCGTCGCCAGATTTGCTTGTTTTCACCCATGCGGCTACCCACATTTCAACGCCATTTACATTAACTTTACCCTTGTAATCGGGGTGATTCTCTGTTTCTTTTTTGGCGTTAAAAAAAAGTGCGCCTGAGTTTGGTTTTTGTTCGAATGCCATTTTTACTCCTTAGTTAAGTTTTCAATACTGGTTTTTTTTGCTAAAAATTCAGCTCGTAATTTTGCAAATATTGCATCTCCTGAAAAATTAGCGGCCTGAACTTTTAAAGATTCTCCAATATCAGCAAGCTCAAACTTTGTTCGACAGCTTTTTATTCCATCTGACAATATTTTGTAATCGCTATCCGTCATTGCTGGTTTTTTTGCTGCTGCTGCATTTCCGTCATCGTCTTCGGGTGCTATTCCACACGTAGCCATCAGCGAGTACCTGCGCGCATAAGTAAGTGCCGAGCCAAACCCTTGAGCATCGTTTTTTGATGCGGGAACAAACAATCTACCTCCTTTCAAAGTTTCCCCAGATTCATGAATAAAAAGTGTTTCTACATCTACCCCAAGATCTGATGGTGTTGTCGTTTGCATCATTGCGATGCCGTTTTTATTGAGTGCATCAATCACCGCCTCGACACACCCAGCCAAGCTCACGTAGCGGGTTTTGAAATGTGGGTTTAAGCTTGTTTTAAGAGCTGGAGCAAACTCCATCTGAGCTTTGACAAACGCTGCTGCTATTTTTTGCATAATTTTCCTTTATAAAATTAAAAAGCCGGCGGTTTCAATGTATTAAATGCTGCATACCATATTGACGACAATATAGAATATTTTCTTGCTCTCCAGTATCTATATTCGTTTTTAAATATAAAAGTTAATGTCATTTAATATCTCCTAATATTTTCCCTTCAATTACTAATGAAATTGCATTAGCAGCCTGACTTAATACAAACTCTCTAAATTCATCATTATTTTCAATTTCTGCAAAAGCTATATTTTGCAAGGCTGTAAATAATTCTAGTGAATTTTTATAAATACTTTCAATAAAAAAATCTTCCATTTATTGCTCCTCGCATTTAATACAGCCGCTATCTAAACAACGGGGACACATATCGGCAATTTCACAATCAATCTGTCTCCTTGCTTCTTTTAGTGCGCGCGCTTGAAATAGTTGATTTGCCTGTTCTTTGAGCAAAATACCCGCACGTTCAAACTTCCCAAGTTGCAACGATTCACATACATCACGCAAGACATCACGATCCATTTCAATCACTACTTCTGTAAAATTGTCAGGATGGAACGGGTGAAACTCGCTATCTTTTAGCAATTGAATAGTTCTGGTTTCTATTTTTAGATCAATGTCTACTTTGTCGTCTATTCTTTCGTATAGATTCATTTTTTGCCCCTTTTAAAAAACTTGTCAAAAATTGATCCGTGTCTAGGCTTTTTCAAAAGAGCTAGCTGTAATAGCGCAGCATCTCCATAAATTTCCGGCATCCTTGGTGCTGGCGGCTCGTATTTGCAGCCTATCTTCATAGCGCCCGTGTTGTAGGGAACGTTTATCATTACTTGATCTCCTCTACGTCTATTTTGCAATTTTCGGGATACGTTTTTTCTTGAGCATCTAAAACAGCGTCAATGCTTGAGCAAAAAAGGCCGTCGTATTCATAATCTATCGGCTCCTCAGCAAGCGTCCTAACTTTTACATTAAACAACCGCAACGGGGATGGCTCATCGTCATACAGCATGCTATTGCTCCTTAAATAAAAAAACCGATAATGCAAGAGATCACAATCACAGCAACGCCTGCGGCAATGATTGTTTTTGTGTCTGACTCAATGTACGCAAGCACTGTCGCTAGTTCTTTGTCCATTTTGTTTGCTCCTTTGAACTCATGCGCACAACATGTAGCGCATGGATGTATTAAACATCATGTTTACAGCAAAAGCAAGCGCACGATCAAAAATAAATTGTAAAACATGTAAAACGCTGGCTTTCTGCAAAAAAGCAATAGCTTGCTGTTGACTTTAAGTAAACAGTGTGTTAAACACGGCGACTTAACAACAGGGAGCTTATATGCTTAAACACAACAATGACAGAGCGCTTATTGCAGAGCTGGGAGGCCCTGCAAAGCTAGCGGAAATGCTACGATATCCAAAGCACGGAGGCGTTCAAAGAGTGAGCAATTGGACGCGTAGAGGGATACCGGCAGCGATCAAACTGGAGTACCCGCAGATCTTTTTGATGGCCATGCACAAAGCTGCACAAAGCGAAAAAGATGCTAGAGCTGCGAGAATTGAGCAAAACAAGGGGGCGCTATGACAACAGAGCAAAAAGATGATGCCGCGTGGCTTTTTGACCAAATGCTAAAAATTAGCGCTGCCGGTGTTAGTTTTTCTGAAGATGAAAAAGACAGGTTTTTGTCTATCATTGCAAAGCTAAAAGCAGATCCTGTAGCTACAAAAAAGAAAGCAGAAAAATCAGCAAAGATAGAGCGCCCTGAATATGTTAGCGAAGAAGTGTGGGCCGATTTTGTACAGCTACGCAACAAACATAAAGCGCCAATCACACATACCGCGATTAATCGTATAGAGCGCGAAGCAGATAGCGCCGGCCTCACTTTGCAGGGGGCCTTAGAAATATGTTGTGCGAGGGGGTGGAGATCTTTTGAAGCGGGATGGGTGTCGCAAAACAAAACACAAGCAACAACGGCAGCTAGTTTTTATGAAAAAGATCAACAAGCGAAGCGAAAAAATTGGGAAGAGCAAACTGGGCGAAAGTGGCCAGGTCAGCAAGAATTTAAGCCGCTGCATCAGTTTGACTTGCTAGATATTAACGATGGAGAAATAAGCGATGTTGCATACTAAAGTGATAGATAGGCTTTTTGAGCGTCTTGCGGCTACATACGGATCGACTTGGCATAGACTATGGGATGGCACTCCGATCGTTGACGTTAAAACAGCATGGGCGCATGAGCTGTCGGGGTTTGCTGATAATTTGAAAGCACTAGCATGGGCGCTTGAAAACTTGCCAGATTACCCGCCCAATGTCATTCAGTTCCGTGCTCTTGCTCGCCGCGCTCCGGTGCTTGATGTTTTATTAATAGAGTCCCCAAAAGCTGACCCGGAAAAACTGCGGCAAGAACTAGCAAAACTGGAAACAGTCGTTATCGCTACAAAAACACAAGCGGGATCCAAAGATTGGGCGCGGAGAATTCTTGGGAGATACGAACGCGGCGATTCTGTCTCTATGTACTCTTTGCTATCTGCAAGAGCGGCAATCAGCGGGGGCCAGCAATGACAGACTGTAAAGAATGCGAGCTATCAAAAAGCAGGTCGAATCACGGGGGGTATGATTTTAGATGCGTCACATGCTGCGCACGTCTTATCAAGTCAGCTCGCCCTTTGCGAGGGCAGCAAGATGCTTTGATGTACGCAATTACGCGCAATGCTTGGGCTCCTGAAAAGCATCAAATAGTCAATAAACTCAAAGAGTTAGACGAAGCGTAGACAATTTGACGACAATTGATTGTGCAAAACAAACTACAACATACTAAAAATAATTGACAAGCAAAAGATTGTGCGATAGTATTCAGTTGTGCATGTGTTATGCGCACTAGTTAGCGGGGTGGCTAGCAAAAAAGGAGTACTTAAATGACGACTTATTATTTTGCAGAAGTAGACAATCCCAACGCTTTGCACGAAGGTACAAAGTTAAACGCGCAAAACTTGACGGCGGCAAAACGTGAGGCAAGTTTACGCAAGCTGTTTAAAGGGACGTTTTTAGTGTTGGCGGCAGAATCCGGAATTTCTAAGCACAGATTTATTATTGATAAGTTATCGGTAAAAACTGGCGGGAAATGGTCTGATGTTGTTTAATTAAAGGAGCAAACAAAATGAAAACATGGATAGAACAAGTGATGGAGCAAGCGGAGCAATATGCGCAAGCTTACGAGCTGTGGTTCAACTGCGACAAGCAAATGCACGAACCTCGCTTAATTAAAGAGCGGGAAAAGCTGAGGGATTTGCTAGAAGAGCAGTATTTATTGACCGCGCACTTAGGATCAATGTAATGAAGATAGTTATTATTGCTTGCGGGATTGTATTTTTAGCTACTTTGTTAATAGGTATTTATTCGCTGCAAATCTTTGCTAAAGATGAATTTATGCGTGATTGTTTAAAGAAAAGCAATGCGTCTTTATGTGAGTATCAATATGAACTAAAGAATAAATAATGAACAATAAAACACCGCATAAACATGCCGCTTTAATAAAGGCATGGGCTGATGGCGCCCAAATAGAACGCAAAAATAGTAGAGGTGATTGGTTTTACGTTTATGCGCCGGATTGGGACGTTGACGAAGAATATCGAATTCAACCCGAGCCAAAAATAGAAATAAAAAGAATATTTGTTAGCTTAAATGAAAATTCATTAAGCGGTATTTTTATGATCGCATCTTCAAAAGATTACCAACCAAATATTAGGATTTGGTTTGATTCAGAAACAAAAAAACCTATTGGCGTTGATCTTTTAGATGGAGAAAATTAGATGCAAAAATCTGACGAATGGGTAGAGCTAGTGATGTTGCAGGCTTTGGAGTGTGCTGATTGTTTTTCTAATGAAATATTTGAAGATCAAAAATCTAAAGAAAAAACAGAAAAAGCGCTTGAAAAACTCCGAAAAATGCTCAAAGAACGCGAGCAAGAGCACGAACTATTATTACTAGAAAATATGTTATTAGTTGGAGAAAAAAATCGTTAACAACAAAAAGCTATTTGCTCTTGGCCGCTTAAAAACTGGCCAAAAGAATAAAACTGAGATTGATTATGAACAAGAGGTAATTATCCCAAAGCAAGCCGCTGGTGAAATCTTGTGGTATCGCTTTGAGGGCCTGAAGTTCAGGCTGGCAGATAACACCTTTTACACGCCGGATTTTGCTGTAATGACAAGCGACGGACAAATAGAGCTGCACGAAGTAAAGGGCTTTTGGCAAGACGATGCAAGAGCAAAAATCAAAATCGCTTCGGGCATGTACCCATTCGTGTTTATTGCTGTTATGAAGCAAAAGAAAAGCGCCGGCGGAGGCTGGAAGATTGAAGATTTTTGATTATGTCAAAAGATAAAAAGAGAACCAAGAAGTACAACCCGCGCAACAGAAAAAGCTTTCAATCTTTGTTTCCGCTTTTCAGAGATCAACAGCGAGACCTAGGGTTGATGTATCACATAGCGTACCAGTCCATCATCGATGGCGCTGGATCTTACGATGATTTTGAATGCTTGGCAGTAGCATCAAACATTTCTTTGATACTTGCAGAGAGATCAAGAAATACCGACTACGTTGCTCTAATTATTAAAGCACAAGAAGCCCTAATGCGATGTATGAAAAGAGGCGAAGAGCTCAATAGATGGGTGCTAGACGGGCCTGGAATTGTGGCCGTTGCGACTATGTTAGATATACATGATGAGCAGTTAGCGGGGGCATCAAAGGGCGCCGTATCTGACGCGCTTACTACAGCTAAAAGAAGAATGCAAGCTGGTCACACGATGCAGATAACCAACAGCTAAAAATTTATTTGGCAGCTTGTTTGTACAAGCTAATGATTGTGCTATAGTTCAGTCATCGGTTGAGCAATTCGCAAGCAACCGCAGGAGCAAACAAAATGACAAAACCCTGGGAAGATGATGATTTTGTAAAGTGGGAAAGTAGAGTTTTTGGCTTTGGGTATGGCTCAGGTGAATTGCATACGATTGAAGCTTTAGTTAGTTTTATATTGCTAATTGATGATAAATATGATTGTAGAAATCTTGAGGCATCTCTAGGTAGTACAGTTACCTGGCTGCTTATTAATACTTTATGTCATGCTGATATTTTGGAATATGGAACTTCCCCGCGCTTCGGCTGGCTTACAGATGAGGGCAAAGCGCTGCAAACTTACATTCGAAATAAAACTATTGAAGACCTTGTTCTTTTGGCTTGTAATGCAAAAGAAAACTATTAAAATTTACAGATAATTAGCAAGAAAATGAATAAAAAGAAATTATTAAACCAGCCTGTGCAATTTTTTGAAAGTCCAAAAAATTCTATCTGGTATCCATTCGAACAAATTGAAGAATCTAATGATTGTGTAAATGATGAAAAATCAGAAGAATTGTTTAATAAGCTTCTCGAAGATTTGGAAGATGCATTTGAGCATTCTTTAGTTAAAATTGATAAATAATTAGCAAGAAAATGAATGAATCTCTAGAAGAATTGCAAATTGAAGTGCTCAAGCAAGAATTTGAGCTAAACAAGATAAAAATAGAGAATTAAAAAGCTAATTTGCTAAAAAAAGCAGAAAACGATGCGTATTTCTCCAAAATTCAGGAAACATATTCCTCAATCAATGTTGATGGCATTGCATATTTTTGCTTGGGCGTATTTGTTGCTTTTTTGGTTTTTGTTGGTTGGAGTTTGTTGGCTAAATGAATTTTTTTGATGTACAATGAGTTTTGATAGTTATGGGGATCGCGTAGGCTGATACGTATTGTCGATAAGCTGGAGATCAGCGCCAGCATCCATAACTATCAAAAGTAGGACACTAAAGCGGCCCGTTGCGCACTGTTTAAAAAGTTTGTTTGCTCTTCTTTTTAAGCTTGCCGCTATCGCCACCACACACACGATAGCCGGGCCACTTTAGTGTCTTAAATAGCTGTATAACAGCTCTCACATGATGTGGAATCGTCGGTGGTCATGTGTAGTATTAACCCGTTTACACTGCTTGACAAAGACGGGGGCGTGGGCGAAAGTCTAGAGCGCGTTGATAGCTAATAATGTCGATGATGTTATTAGTAGATAGTCTGGACAGCGTGAAGCGATGAATCGGCTCCGTCGAAATCAAAGCTAAAGCGTAAGCGGAATTGTGTTCTCTAGCACGATATAGGCTGCGCTTTGCTCAAAATCTCACCATCGAAATCATCTTTATGTTCTAATACTCTTATAGTTATCTTAGTTAAGTACTTTCTTATATCTCTACTTCTTTATTAAGATAATTTATATATTATTATTATATAAATATATATAAGGATCAAAAATGAAAAAAAGCAAAAACGGCAAAAAGCCTAAGCCATGCAAATGATAGACAAAGTTGTCTTTCATAAAGCTGGTCATCCGTCTCGCGGTAAAACAGAGTCAGACTTTGATATTTTGATAGTCACGGCCGATACTTGGGATGAGCTAGATCAAGTCGTTGATGATGCGCTAGAGAACTTTTGGGCAGTCTGGTTGATAAGCAATAATCATGAGACAAACAAACCTAGTGCTGTGATGTATCAGCCAAGCGGAGCAACTGGCCCTTGGTCAAATTAATTTATACATAAATATAATGTTGTATACGTTGACTATCGTATACATGCGTATATTTTGTTATAGATGATTAATTCAATTTGAGTTATCATTTAGATGTGTACATTAATATTTGTTTATTATGGCTTTGACTGCAAAACAAGAACGTTTCGCGCAATGTGTGGCTGATGGAATGACTCAAGCAGACGCTTATCGGACTGCTTATGACGTTGCTTCAGACACAAAGCCTGAATCGATTTGGGAAGAAGCAAGCAGGATAGCTGCTGACCTCAAGGTAAATTCAAGGATTAAAGAATTAAAAGATGCTATTGCTGCAAAGAACCTTTGGACGCGCGAGGACAGCGTTAGAGCGCTTAAAGAAGCGATAGACATGGCTAGGGATGGAAACCAATTAACAGCGCTTACAGGGGCCGTTAAAGAGCTTAATGTGATGCATGGTTTTAATGCTCCGCAGAAGCTCGATTTGATGAATAGCGATGGCAGTCTAAAACCGACTCAAATTGTGATTACTGCTGCTGTCAAGAAAGCAGGCGAAGCTACTGATGAGTAGAGCTGAGATTCAGCTACCGCCAAAGCTTGTCAGAGTATTTGCTCCTCCGCGTGGAGCCGTTCAATATCGCTGCGCTTACGGTGGGCGCGGATCTGGCAAGTCTTATACTTTTGCGCTAATGGCCGCAGTGTGGGGCTATGCAGAGCCGCTGCGTGTGTTGTGTGCTCGTGATTTGCAGGTATCGATCAAAGAATCATTTCATGCTGAGCTGAAAGCGGCTATTGAATCGCAGCCGTGGCTTGCTGCTCATTATGACGTTGGCATCGATTACTTGCGCGGAAAAAATGGCACTGAGTTTATCTTTCGCGGATTGCGAAACAACATCAGTTCTATTAAGTCATTAGCAAAGATTGATTTGACGATTGTTGAAGAAGCTGAGGATGTTAAAGATGACGCGTGGACAGCGCTAGAAGCCACGATCTTTCGTCAGCCAAAAAGCGAGCTTTGGGCGATTTGGAACCCTGGAGTTGAGAATAGCCCCGTAGACAGTCGTTTCATTAAAAGCCCTCCGAATAACGCAATAATTGAAAAGGTCAATTACTCAGATAATCCATTTTTTCCTGATGGCTTAGAAAAGCTTCGCTTGAGGGAAATGGAGCGCGTAGATAGAGATATGTATGCGCATGTGTGGGAGGGCGCATATAAAACTCAGTTTGAAGCTGCTGTATTCAAAAACTGGCGCGTCGAAGAGTTTGATATTGATAAAGCTTGGACGCTGAGACAGGGCGCGGACTGGGGCTACTCAATTGACCCCAGCACATTAGTGCAAGTAGCTGTTGTTGGAAAGAATCTCTACATAGCTCACGAAGCTTATAAAGTGGGATGTGAGATTGACATGCTGCCAGATCTATTTATGACTGTGCCAGAGGCTGAGAAATGGCCGATTACTGCTGACAGCGCAAGGCCGGAAACCATTGCTTATATGCGACGGCACGGGTTCCCCCACATATTGCCAGCGGTTAAAGGGGCGCGGTCTGTAGAAGAAGGCGTGGCGTTCTTACAGTCTTTTGATATTATTGTTCACCCTCGCTGTGAAAATACTATAAAAGAACTCGAGTTATATTCATACAAACGCGACGAATTAACTGGTAAGATATTGCCCATCTTGAAAGATAAAGATAACCACGTCATCGATGCTTTGCGTTATGCTTGCGAATCAGCACGTCGCGCAGGGCCAAAGAAAATGACGGCTATCAAATATAGAAATAACGGAGTTATATGAGCATTGCATTAAATGGGCGAATTCGTGATCTTGAGCAAGCTGTTCTAAGATTGACTGAAAAAGTGCAGTTGATCGAGGGGAATAGAAAGCTGGCCGCTAAAAAAGAAGCAGAGCAGAATGATATTCCTGAGGTGCTGGATGGTTCTGTTATTCCCGAAAGCACACCGCTTTCCGATCTAATATCTAGCGGCGCTTTACGTCGCGGACGGCCTCGTAAAACTCAAGGCGAGTAAAAAATAATGGATGACGATAAGCTATTAGCTGCGATCGAGCAATACGAAGCAGAGGCGGATACCTCTGGCGGCATTCAAGAAGACCGCATAGATTCGCTTGATTACTATCTTGGCGAGCCGCTGGGCAATGAAGTGGCCGGGCGCTCTCAAGTAGTTAATCGAACAGTTTTCGATGCAGTTGAGTGGCTAAAGCCGCAGCTAGCAGACATTTTTACAAGCGGCGAGGAGATAGTCAAATTCTCACCCATTTCCGCTGATGATGTAAAAGCAGCAGAGCAGGAAAGTGATTATGTTAATCACATGATCACGCAAAGAAACAACTGGTTTGATATCTTTTATACATGGGCGCATGATGCGCTTGTGCAAAAAGATGGATACGTTAAAGCGTACTGGGATGACGCTATAGATTTGACAATTGAGCGTTATTCGAATCTTACGCCTGATGAGTTTTCTTTACTTTCTCAAGATAAAGATATAAACATTGTCGAGCAAGCGCAAGACGTTGTTATAGACCAAAACGGCATTGAATCAATTACTTTTAGCGCAAAAGTAGAGCGCAAAAAGCCGCGTAATGTAGTCAAGATTAAGAACATTGCCCCCGAGCATATTCGTGTCGATCAGAATGCACGCTCTGTTTGCTTGCAAGATGAATCTGTGTGCTTTGTGCAGCATGTTGAATATCAGACAATATCGCAGCTAAGAAAGGATAGGTTTGATGTCGAGGACGATATTAACGACAGCGGCGATGGGATGGGCGATTGGGAAGAAAATGCCCGCGACAAGTACACGCCATTCCGCGATTTAGATAATAGCAGCCCGTCAGACCCGTCTATGCGCCGCGTGAAAGTGCGTGAGACGTGGATCAAAACTGACTTTGATGGCGACGGTTATGCAGAGCTAAGACATGTTGTTGTTGTTGGGACAACGATTCTGCTTAATGAAGAATGCGACGTTATCCCGATTGTCGCAATGTGCCCGATACCGTTGCCACATCGCCATTACGGCCTGTCTATAGCTGATGCAGTGATGGATTTGCAGCGCATTCAAACCGCACTATTGCGAGGCGCATTAGATAATCAATATCTAGCAAATAATGGCCGCTACGCTGTTTCTGACGATGTCAATTTAGACGACATGCTAGACAGCCGTCCAGGTGGTATTGTGCGCGTGATGAATGGGCAAGCGCCGAGCGCATCTATCATGCCGTTAACTCATCCTACGGCAGGCGCAAACGTTATCCCAATGATGGACTACGTAGATAAGCTTGGGCAAAAACGAACGGGTGTTAGCGAGCAGACTCAAGGGATTGATCCTAACGCGCTAAATAAAACCGCCACCGGCGCTCAATTGCTGATGACAGCTAGCCAGCAGAGAATCAAGTTCATTGCTCGCATCTTTGGAGAATCATTTAGACAGCTATTTTTGCTTGTGCATCAATTGACGTTGACGCATTCGCGGCAAGCTGAGATTGTGCGCATGCGCGGTCAGTGGGTGCCGGTTGATCCGAGGCAGTGGGTAAAGCGTAATGACATGACTGTCAAAACGGACTTTGGTACCGGAGACAGAGCACAGCAAATTGCCACGCTTACTCAAGTATTAGCTTTGCAAAAAGAGGCGCTGCAAGTCGGATTGACAGGGCCTGAAAAGATCTATAACACACTAGTGAGAATGACTCACGCGGCCGGCTACAAAGACGAAGCAGAGTTTTGGATTGACCCAGCTAATGCGCCGCCAAAACCGCCCCCCGCAGAGGACACGGCTATTGTTATTGCGCGCATGAAGCAAGAAATGGACGTGCAGAAGTTTGCAGCGGATCAAGCTGTGCAGCAAATGCGCCTAGACAATGACAAAGAGCGATACAAACTGCAATTGCAATTGCAAGCTACAAATGACGCGCGTGATAGTGAGCGTGAGCAATTAAAGGCCGCGATGCAGGCTGAGCTAGAGCGCTACAAAGCTGAAATGCAAGCCCAATTAGAAGCCGAAAAGCTGCAAACACAGAGAGAGATTGAGCTGCTCAAACAAGTTGCTGAGAATGATCGCGTCGAGTTTAAGACCACGCAAGATAATGCCACTCGTGTGCTTGTCGAGGAAATGAAGAATGGCCCTGGTATGCAGTATCAGCAGTCTGACATGTATTCGCAAGGTGATATGCAAGATGGCATGAAAGCTGAGGATATTGGAGACGGTGAAGATTTATCCGACATTATCGAGCATTACACAGAGCGACTAAATAATCAAAACTTATGATTGATAAAGACGAAAAAGCAATTCAGCGAGCTAGTAAAGCAGAGCGCTTATTAGCGGATGATTTAATCATAGAAGCTAGAGAGCACATTGAGGCGGAGCTGTGGAGAATGTTCAAAGCAGTGACGCCAAACGACAGAGAATCTTTAGATTTTATTAAGTCTATGCAGTATTTTCATGATAAATACTTTGCTTTTTTCTCTAGTGCAGTGAATAATGGTAAGCTTGCAAAAGCAAGTATAGAATCAAAGAAAAAAACGATTAAAGAGCGTATTAACAACCTTTTTTATTGAGAAAGAAAAATGACTAGATTCCATACAAACGGCTCTGATTCTGCTCGTAGCCACGTAGCTGTTACCCCTTCTGACAGCACAAACTATTCAACCGGCCCGGCGCGTGGGCTTTATGTTGGAGTAGCTGGCGATGTTGCTATTGTTGCGGCAGATACTGGTGGCGCTGTAGTTTATAAGAACGTCCCAGCCGGTAGCATTATTCCAATTTGGCATACGCGCGTAAATTCAACAAGCACAACGGCCACTAACATGGTCGCAATGTACGATTAATTATGCCAAGCATTGGAATCGGGATAGGTATTGCGCTAAAATCTGGCGTAATTGCTGAGACTGCTTATGCGCTAGACGGACTGAGCCCTAAAGCGGCATTTTCTTTTCGAAAAATAAAAAGTACGTTTTCAGGATCGCCGATACGTATTCGCAGATCGTCTGATAATGCGGAGCAGGATATAGGATTTTCTGGGAGAGAGTTAGATACGTCTGCAATGCTTACGTTTACTGGAGCTAATGATGGGTACATAGTAACTATGTACGATCAATCCGGAAATGGAAACGACATTACACAATCTTCTGCATCTGAGCAGCCTAAAATTGTCTCAAGCGGCGCTGTTATATTAGATAACGGAAAAGTTGGGGCATTATCTACGGGGACTCAGTACTTGCGAAAAACAACGCCAGGAATTGAATACTCAAGCCATTATATTGGGGTTGTTGCAACACCTACGGCACTAGGCGATTTTACTGACATGGTTGGTGTTGGCAATACCGGATCTACTGGCAGTGTGTTGCTAATGAATTACGGGGCAGGGAATGCAACAAGGGGGCACTATTGGTCAGCGGTGGGCGCAATAGTTACAGATTACACGCCAGCACCAACAACCGGTTCTACATATATTTTTGCACAGCTTGCAACAGGCTCTAATTTTTATGTTGTGCGGAATGGAACATTATCATCTGCAACTGCATATTCTGGCACAACAACAGCGCCACCTACATTAAACATTGGCGGCCGTCTTCAGGGTGGATTCCAGGGGTACATGAAAGAAATAATTGTTTTTGATACAACATTATCAACAAGCGAAAGAAATACGCTAGAAAGAAACCAGGGTGCGTATTATGGAATTACGGTAGCTTAAAATATGAAAATACTACAATTTATTTGTGAACAAGATCCCCCGTCGTCAGAATTAAGAAAATTATTGATAGATCAGTTTAATACCTGGTCTAGGCTTAATAGATTAACAACCGACGCAAACTATATTACTCAAAAACATGACTTGAGTATTTGGAAAAAGCATACACAAACGCCGGGGCTTTGGTGGCTAAATTACGACGATATTTGTCTATCACTTGGGGATGATGGGAGATTTATTGCTAATCAGCTTTTTGGTGGAGGAACACTAAAAGGGGTATTTAAATTTAGTTTTCCAGAACAGCAATATCCTGATGTAACAATCGAATTGTTTAACGTTGATAATCTTGTTGATTCCGGTTATTTGCCTGTTGTTCAAAATGATTTGCTTGTAAATTAATGATTAATAGAATATGCAGCAAATATTAAAAACTTTAGACGATGGTTCAATCGTTGAAGCTTATGTAATGCTTTCTCAGCCGGGGAAAGTTGGCATAAATTTTGCAGATTCTTCGTCGCTTGATTCGTTTGGACGGCTTCGCGTATCAACCCCGACGACAATATTTGATTCTCAGCAAGAATATGGGCTAGACACTTTGCGGATATGGGATTGTTCTGCAAATGGTACTGCCGCTACGGCATCGAGCGATGGTAGCGCGACAAGCGGATCAAATGCCGTTGGCCCTAGAAATGCTACTACTAGGCTTACCCCAATAACAGTAAGTACAACAAGCGGGCATTATTCAATTTTGCAATCTAGGCAATATGTTCGTTATATCCCAGCAAAAAGCCATTTAGTTTTTATGACAGGGGTATTTGCCTCTGGATCTGGATATAGTGCAAATATATCAATTAGGAGCTCTGCAAGCGGGGATGTTGTTGATAACACTATTGCGCAAACGGACTGGAATATAGATAAATTTGACGGTGCTGGCCCGTCTAAAGCTGTTTTAGATTTAACAAAAACACAGATATTATTTATTCAGGCGCAGTGGCTTGGTGTTGGGCGTGTAATTGTTGGGTTTGATATTGATGGCCAGTTATACCCTGCACATGCTTTTAACAATGCAAATTTGCTTACTGTGCCATATACGCAATCGTTTAATTTGCCAGTAAGACTTGAAATTAGAAATTCTTCGTCGTCTTCTAGTATTGCTCGCGTTGGTTATTTTGATGCAAATAACGGTGTTTTTTTGTCAACATCTAGGGAAGTCGCAGGGGGAACAATTAGCTTTTGCTGTTGCTCTGTGCAATCTGAAGGCGGCACTGATGTAAGGGGATTCCCAAACTCTTCGCCTGCTGGTATTTCTACAATTGCAGTGACAACGCGTAGGCCAATTTTATCAATAAGACCGAAAGCCACCTACAATAGTTTAGTAAACAGGGCGCATATTAAGGATTTAGAATATATAACAAGGACTACTGGGAATGATTCTTTAATTGAAATAATTATTGGCGGCACATTAACTGGCGCAAGTTTCCAAAGCGTAAGCGCAAATTCGTGTGCTGAATATGATGTTTCTGCTACAGCTATATCAGGTGGAGAATCAATAGTTAAAGCTTTTTCAACAGCAGGTGCCGGCGCTTCTTCTGTTCAATCTGGTGGCGGAGTAGATATTAGATCGCCTTTGGTTTTGTCAAAAATAGATTCTCTTGCTGAAAATCAAATTCCAATTACAATAGTAGCAACGTCATTTTCTGGCACAAGCAATGTCACATCATTAATGAATTGGCATGAGCAAATTATTTAATAATATAATGTGTTAATTGTTTTTTATTAAAAAGGGGATTAGATGCAAGAAACGACCACGCCGGTAAATTCGGAAGTCGAAACTAGCGGCCACACTGAGCAATCAGCAGCAGCAGAATTGCTCAAGCGGTGGGGGGCGAAAGAAGATGCGCCCGCAGAATCAGAAGCAGAAGAACAGCCAGAGGCAGAGCAGTCTACAGAAGTAGACGACGCAGAAGCAGAAGCAGAAGAACAGCCAGAGGCAGAGCAGTCTACAGAAGTAGACGACGCAGAAGCAGAAGCAGAAGAACAGCCAGAGGCAGAGCAGTCTACAGAAGTAGACGACGCAGAAGCAGAAGCAGAAGAACAGCCA